GGCGCAAAATTGAGATCCTTATTAGCAACCATTATAGTGCTGCATTTCGCCCCATCGATGATTTCAAGCACCGCTTCTTCACTGATTGGGATGGGGCCCAATGGGCTGCTTTTTATAACCTGGCATTGGGCTGGGTAGCCGACTACCTACGGGAAGGGTTGGTGCTGCTTCAGGCTGAAGGGCTGGAAGATCGGATCATTGCCCAAAAGGCCGGCATCGTGGGCAAGGAATTCCTTGAATTTACCAAGGAATTACGGGGTGTGCAGGGCCGGATATGGGCGGCTGAAGCCCATGATCGATTTATTAAAAGCAGTGGCATAGAAGCCAAGTTTTTCAGCCTTCGGAAATTTAACGAATTAATGGTGCTGGCAGGGTTCGAAAAGGTGAAGTGCCTGGAACGGCTGCCCAAGGAACAGTATCAGCAAATCTATTTCACGGCCCCGGTGCCCCCTGCTTTGGAATCTGCACCCGAAGGGGGGGTTACAGATCTGTTTTAGTTCGTTCTGCTTCCTGATCTATGCTGCTGCTTCCTGATTGCTTCCTGATCTATCTGGAAGCAAAAAACCCCCTTCAAAGTATCAAGAAGGGGGTTTTTTGCTTCTGCTTCCTTTGTTCCTTAGATTTCTGGAATACGCAACGTGTGCGGGTGTGCGTAGATATTTTGTGTGTGAATGAAAGATGTGATTTCCGTAATCTGCATCCACACTTTTCTTTTCCCGCGTTACGCGCAATAAGTCAGAAAACTAAAGAACAAAGGAAGCAGCCGGGCAGAATACGGCAATACGTTACGGAAACGGGGTTTTTCTGCTTCCTGATCGTAGATTTGGATCAGGAAGCAATCAGGAAGCAAGCACTAGATCAGGAAGCAAAATGAAACAGGAAGATGTACAGGAAGCCGCCTTACGGCTGATGCAGCACGATTCGGAAGGCAAGCACCCGCGAACTTTTGCTTCGGAAGATAAGCTTCAAGAATATTGTTATCGGTTCTGGAACAAGCACTTGCGGCACTGTAGCGTTCTACATAGTGTGCCCAACGGGGCCAACGTTCCAGCCCTGGAAAGGAACAAGCTGATCGGAACTGGCTTGCTTGGGGGTGCTGCTGATCTGGAACTGAAGTGGTTCCCTTGCCGGGTTGCTCATATTGAAATGAAGAACGGGCCGAAGGATCTTGATCCTAATCAGAAAGTGTTCAAGGCCCGTATTGAAGCCCTAGGGCACATCTATTTGAAGGCTACAAACTTCTTCGAATTTTGGGCTGTAATTTGCGATTGTTTACAAATCAACCCCCTTCTTCACTTATGAATACCAACGCATTTAAAACCGTAATGATCTGCCTTGTTACCGGGGTAGTTGTAGCAGTTGCCGGCCTGCTTGTGCTGAACGTTACGAACGCATTAAACGCCACTGATCTTACCAACACCGAACTTTCTACTGCTGCCAAGTATTGCTTCGGGGCCGGGGCTGTAGGCATGGGCATCTACTCACTTGTAACAAAACGGCAGTGGTAGATTACAGCTTCTACATTTCCCAATCAGCCAGCATCCTTCTTGCAGTAGCTTACCCCTGGCTAGCTGCTAAGAAGGATGCAATGCAAATCATTGCCAACAATTCACTTGATAGCCTTAAAGCAGATTGGCATCGCGTGAATGTATGGATCAGAGTTACGGCATTCGGCTGCATGGGAGTTGCTGCTGATGTGCAGCACCTAACCTTCCCCTACTTGGCACTTGCCTTCGGTTATTTCTGCTTTGCAGCCGGTATATTTTGGCTGCTGTTTGATTACCGGCTAAATACTTTGCGGGGCCTTGAACCGGGTTATGTTGGCGCGAATGCTGATGCTGATGCCTTGATCAAGTGGCTGGCAATGCGATTCAACTACACGATGGAAGAAGCCGGTAAACGAATCAAATGGGCTGCTTTCGTTGTAACTTCATTCATGTATTTTGGGGCCTGCTTTTGGGTTCTATCGTAAAAATCGTATAAAAATGGCTTGGGTTTCTGCTGGTGAAAAACTTGAAATAAAGAAGCAGCTATTCTGCATGGAATATGCTGCTTTAGGCTTTAAGAATGCCAGTGAAGCAATGCGCAATTCTGGCAACAAGGGCAAAAGAAGCGGCATTTTAGCAAGTGAATGGCTTGCTGAAGAAGATGTTAAGGCTTATGTGAAAGAACTTGCAGAAGCCCGGCTTTACGATGCAGAAATTAGATCCGATGATATTATTCGGGAATTGAAGGCAGTAGCATTCGGCCAAATGGCTGATTTTGCTATCATCAAAACAGTAAGTACAAAAACCCCGGAAGGGGCCGAAATCCTGAATCGGGAAGTAGTATTCACCCCCTTCGATGAACTGCCTGAACACAAGCTGAAGGCCCTTGGTGAAGTAGGGGAACGAAGAACGAAGTACGGAACAATTGTGTATGCTAAGCTTCAGGGCGGGAAGCTGGAAGCTATTCGGCAGCTTCGGGAAATTCAGGCTAAGATTGTGCCGGGGGCTCCTGATCAAACGAACATCAGTGTTAAATCACAATCAACTAATTATAGCCTGAAGCGCAAGCATAGAAGGCCCGAATCAGATGGAAATTCCTCACCAAGCCCAGCAGGCAGTTAAGGTAAAAAATCATGCAAAAGCCAAGCACACCATCAAAGAAGCGAACGCCGAAAGCGATCCAGAATGCGGCCCCTGTGCAGGATGCCCCAAAGAAGAAAGCTGCAACCCGAAAGCCCCGTTCCAGCTCCCGTACATCGAGCCCGGCACCGAAAACCCTTGGGGCTAAACCCAAGCCAGCAGCAGCTTCAGGTCGGCCCCTATCGAAGCATGGGAAACTTCGGGAAGCACTTGCTGAAGTGAAGGCATCAGTTAGGAAGGTCGAAAAGCTGATGAAGCTATGATATACCTTTTCAATTGCTTCCTTGCTACTGTCTTAACCCTGGCTTTTTGGCACTGGTTTCTTCAGCCACAAATCAAGCGCTTGCTGGCTGATTATCGGGAACTGAAGCTGCTACTAAAGAAGCTAAAAGAAGAAGATAACGAATGATAACTTTTAATTATCAGTCCTTATGAACGCTGAAAAAATGGCTGCTGCTGAAGCTGCCCTTGATGCCCTTACCACTGAAGAGCGTGTTGCAGTACTTGATAACTACTGCCTGAATTGTGGGGATAAGGCCCCTTTAGGTTGCCAGTGCATGAATGATGATTGATTATGGCAAAGGTAAAAAGGGCTGATTTGGTTGCTGAAGTAACCAAGATCAAGATGCACATTCAAAATGCTGAAGCTGCTGAACTTCACCGGCCGGAACCTTGGAACATTGGGCCAGCACCTTATGATTCGATTGTGCTTCTTCAGGCTTATTTGAAGGGATTAGAATTCACGATGTAGCACAAAAAACCCCGACTGATTGGGCCGGGGTTTTTGCTATTCAAACCACTTTAGATCACTTGCAAAATGTGCTAATTCAAGATAAGTGGCTTCTATGTCGGCTGCATCTGACCTTGCTGCAAATCTGATACTTTCATACGGGGCATCTATTGGAAGCTTCCGAACTCTATTGCAAGAATCTGATCTTTCAACCACCTTTATAGATTCTAGAAGTTCGGGCGTTATGTTCTTTAGTTCAGATGGATTAGGCATGGCATTAAGTACTAAGAGTAAGAAAATAGGGGCCGGCTACCAGGCCCCGGTGAAGTGATTATTTATTGTAGTTATTTAGCATCAGCATCAAATATTCGGTGCTGATATTAAGATGTGGCACTTGGGTAGGCAGGCACATCAGCCCGTACCCACTAAGGAAGCAAATGGTTAGATCTTCATTGTTCCGATATGGCTTCAGGCCCTTGCTAGTAACGGCCCCAATGGGCACCCCAACACTAGCAGCATGAACAAATATCTTGTGCTTTTCTTTCTTGGTTTTAACAGTGCATTCCCACTGATCTTTGCTGATATTCACGGCTTTGGGCTGGGGGTTAGTTGTTACCGTTTTGGTATCCCAAAGGTACACACAAAAATTATATTGGCAATACCTTTTGACAAAAAAGTAGATTCGTACGAAAATAATTTATGAACAGCCCCCTAAACAACAACATCGAAGATCTTGATCCCCAACTGCGACGGGTTCATAAGATTGCCCTGGAACGTTACGAAAAGAAGTATCCATTGGGCCCTAAGATCACGCTGAACGAAACCAGTAGGAATGAACTGATTCAGGATGCCTATCATGCACAGGGCCGGGTGAATCTTGTGCCGTTGAATGCCCTACGCAAGAAGGCTGGGCTTTGGCCGATTGAGCTTGAAGAAGCCCGAAATGTGATCAGTAATGCTAAATTCGGGCAATCCCCACACAACTTCCTTCCAGCTAGGGCCTACGATATAGCCCTGTACAAGAATGGGGTGTACTTGGGAACTAGCCCCTACTACTTGTACTACTGGCTGATCGCTTCGGAAGTAGCTCAGCAGCTTCAGATCGAAATTGTATGGGGTGGCACCTGGAAGGATTATCCTCACATTGAGCTTAAACGCTGGAAGTCTATGTAAACAAAAAGCCCCAATACCTGAAGCATTGGGGCTTTTGTCCGGCCTTGTGGTATTTCGCCACTCACTTGTAAACTACTGAAGTCGGCACCTGTAGCTTGCAGCCGGGGTTCCTTTCGGAGATAGCGGCATTAGTTGCACTAGGAAATGGATTCGAACCACTGGCCTAGGGTTTTGGAGGCCCTTGCTCTACCAACTGAGCTATCCTAGTGGGTAACTTGCTGCAAATATAGCAACACAAATGGATCACTACGAAATTTCAGTATCAGAACCCCAGGCTGATGTTATTGAAACCACTGCCCAGCTAGCCCTTTTTATGGCTGGTGTGGGTAGTGGCAAAAGCCATGCAATCGGGATCGAAACAGGGGATTTCATTAAAGAATACCCCTACCTGATCCTGATCATTGCAGCCAACACACACAGCCAGCTATCTACTAGTACGCTAAAAAGAGTATTCGAAGTATGGGCTGAAATTTATGGTTGGAAGCAGTATCAACCTAAAACAGGGCAAGGGCAGTACATCGTTGGCAAGATTCCCCCGGCCCATTTCACCCGCTTCGGGGAACCGCTAAAGAGTTATGATAATATAATCAGCTTTTGGAATGGAGGCATGATTATTACTGCCAGCTTGGAAAATTATACTGCTCTTGATGGGGTAGAAGCGTTTGGTGCGTGGCTTGATGAAACTAAGGACACCAAGGAAGAAGCCGTGAAGGAAACAGTTACGGCCCGCCTACGACAGCCGGGGCTTTGGATCGATGAAGATGGGGAACTGTACTGTAAGGATGATTATGATTACTACTTCAACCGCGGCGAATGGAAAATAAGGACAATAAAAGGCAATCGGGTACTTTGGGACTATGTGACTAACACCCGAATTTATTCCTACAATCCGCTAAAGATCTATACTTCCCCGGCAAAGGTTGATTGGCTGAATACGTGGTTTGGCCTTACGGATATGTATGCCGAGATTAGCAAGAAAATCTTCAGCACAACCGAATACTTCAAGTATGAAGATAAGCACAAGTGCATTGTGATCAGCAGCACGTATCACAATGAAGATAACTTATCAGTTGACTTTATAGCCAACAAGCTGAAGGATTATGCTGCCAATCAAAACCTGATTGATATGAACATATACGGTTCACCTATTGCCAAAACAGGGGGTGAATTCGTGCATCAGTTTAAGCGGCTTGAACACGTTAAGAAGGTAAAATTCATGCCTTCTTTGCCGGTTCATCTAAGCCTTGATTTTAACGTTGCGCCGTATATGACTGGCATTTGTGCCCAGCTTATTCAGCCCCATCTTTCGAAGGATGGGCGGGGCAAGCTTCGCTTCTTTCGGGAATATTGCCTAGCTAGCCCCAAGAATAAAACCGCGGCAATCGGCACAGCATTGGTTCAGGAATTCGGCCCCAAGATGCAGGAAGGGCTTTATTTTTATGGGGATCCGGGGGGCAAGAAGAAGCAAACGATCACCACTGAATTCAAGAACGAATTCGAAGCCCTAGAAAAGCCCCTACGGAAGTGGATCCACAATACATCGGATCGTGTGCTTGGCTCTTATCCGGGGGTGCTAAAAAGTCGCAACTTTCTGAACAGCTTGTTTGCAGGTGTTTATCCCTACGACATTGAAATTGATGAAAGCCTGAAGAACTTGGTGCATGATTTGGAGTACGCTAAAGAAGATGAAAATGGGGCAATGCTGAAGCCGCGGGTGAAGGATCCGGTTACAAAGCAGACGTATGAAAAGTATGGGCATTGCCTTGATGCTATGCGATATTTGTTGGTAGCACTTTTACCCGAACTTTATGCCCAAGCAACCTAGTAAATTCCCAAAACCTTACTGCAAGATTGTTGCTGTATCTGAAACAACTGAAGGCACAAGATTTTCCAGTGATACCTTGCCAGTAATTGCTTGCACCTTTGAAGTTACATTTCTTTGGCGTGACGTGAAGCGGCTTGAATCCCCACCTAAAAGGATCGATAATGGGGAAGATCAGCACTTTGTTCGCGGCAACACCCAGCCCATTACGGGCATTGTTTTTAATGATGCTAGTGTGCTGTACACCCCTGCCAACTTCAAGGAAATAAATGATGCTTTCATAAATTGGTTGATCTATTCTAGTAGCTTGGTTCCGGGCTCACTAGGTATCTAATATCTTTGCTCTATGCTGCTAACTTTTTTAACCGCCTTCCCCATGCTGGCAGATGTGATCCGCAAAAACAAGCGGCACATCGATTACGAACGTGTAACTGCACTGGCAGCTTTGTATCGGCAGCTTATAACCGGGGAAGATTCTGAATCCTTGCTGAAGCCCTTTGTTCGGCGGGAAGATGATGAAATGTTTGCCCAGCGCGTAGCTATCACTAGCCTTCTTACGGAAGCTTGGGCTGATACCCTTATGAACCCGTTCTTCAGGATCGGCCGGTTGGATAATATTCGGAAGCTGATCGGCTTTGATGCTAGTGTGCCCAATGCAGATATTCGGGTGCAAGAAATAGAAGATCGATTGCTATCATTCTACGGCACTGAACCGTTAGAAGGCTATCTTGGCAGCCGGTTCATTGAATTGAACTTCACCGATCCGAATACCTTCATTGCCGTTGATTTCGATTCGTTTGATAACCTATACGAAAAGGCCCGGCCCTACCCGGTTGAATACACTGCTGAAGAAGCTATTGATTTCAAGTACAAGAATAATATTCTTCAGTACTTGATCGTGAAGAAAGCGATCCCCCTTGATGGAACTTGGGGTGAACAATACCTGATGTACTTGCCCAATGAAATAATTCGGCTTACACAGGTGAAGCCCACCAATCAGGTAGTAGGGGAAAATTTAGATAATCAGATCATTGATGGGTACTGGCAGTATGCTACGGATAAGGTTTTCTTCGTTGAACTGTTCCGGCCCAAAGCCGGGGAAGTGCAGGCCCGTAGGGTAGGCTACAAATCCGATCTTCGCACGAACGGCCGAACCTTTGTGAACCCGTTTCATGCTACGCTGCCCTTCTTCCGTAAGTCGATCAAGATTGTATCTGAAGCTGATCTTTCGGCTTCCCTTCATGCCTTCCCCCATGTAGCCACTTGGGAAGATGAAGATTGCCCTGGCTGGCCTGAACTGAATATCACTTGCAAGGAAGGCTATGATATTAAGCGCAACAAATGCACCCGTTGCAAGGGAACCGGCAAGCTGAAGCACTACAGCAGCACAACCCAGGATGCTATTTCGGTGAAGCTGCCGAAGCCAGGGGATATAAATCCAACGATCGTAACACCCCAAAATGTTATTGATTTCAAATCCCCCGATGTAGGTATTTTGAACTGGCAGGATGCCAAAGTTGATAAGCTGAAAGCGGAAGCCATTTCCACGATGTACGGAAATGAAGTGCTGGCAAAAACCAGCATTGCCGAAACAGCAACGGCAGCAGCTAATCGAAGGGATGAAGTTTACAACACCCTGCACCCGGCCGCTAACAACGTTTCAGGCAGTTGGAAGTTTTTCGTACGAATCATTTCTGCCCTGCTTGATAACCCCAAGCCGAAGCTGCTGTATGAATTCCCATCGGATTACAAGATTCAAAGCATTCAGGAAATGCTTGCTGATTTGGACCTTGCCAACAAAAGCCAGGGCCCGGCATCACTGAAGCAGGCTATTGCCCTTGATATTGCCGCGAAGGTTTATGTTGATGATGATTATGCCTTCCTGAAGGAAAAGGTGAAGGCTAAGTTTACGCCCATGCAGGGCAGATCTGAGGATACTGTTTTGATGCTGATCAGCCTAGGCAAATTGACTGATGAAGAAGAAATTTTGTGGATACATTCGGATTCGATCTTTGATGATTTGGAAAACACGATTCCCAATTTCTTTCATTTCACGTATGAAAAGCAATGGCCTGAAATTGAAAAGCAGATTGTAAAAATTCAGCAAAAGCTAGCCGTTAAGAATCAGGTGTTACTAAGCCCTTTTGCAGCCCCCACAAGCAACTTTAAAAAGGGGGATAGGGTAGAAGTGATTCCGGGCAAGGAACACGTAATGAACGGCATGAAAATGGGCGGCAAGGGCACTGTTTCGATTGTTGATGGGAATGCTTATGGCATAGCACTTGATTCGATGCCCAATGAAGTTCATAAGTGGTATGTTGCGGAAGAATTAGAACCCATTACTTCAACCAAAATGCAAATGGCATGAAAAAAGGAATGAAAATGCCGAAAAAGAAAGCGACCAAGAAGCCCAAAGCCCCCAAACCCAAAAAAGCAAAAGCCAAATGAAACAGCCCCGGCCTAATCAGAAAACCAGTGCCCCAAATGTGAAAAGCGGCACCAACCCATCAAGGGCTTCGGCCCCGAAATCGGCACCCCATGCCCCGCAACCGGGTGCCCCATCAACGAAGCCGGGGAAATTCAAAAATGATCCTACAAAATAAGAAGTTCATCGGGCACCGGATCAAGCTGATCGGCAAGCACCCCCAAGCCGGCAAGGTGGGGGTGTACACCGGCAACCGGCAAGAAGTCGAATCGCTACACGATCCCGAATATCCGGTTATTAAGCTGGAAGAAGGGGGTGAAGAAGTACTTGTAAAAAAGGATAAGCACTGGCAACTTGCCTAAATGGATCAGCTAGAAGAAGCCAGCAGCGAACGGATCAACTACATCGAGAAACGGCAGCAGCTTCTTGCTACTGCCGTTTCTGATGTGCAGGCTGCATTCTTCAAAACCATCCTGAACAGCATCGATAAAATCACGAAGAATCCCAACTACCTTGATTACCTGTTTCACAAGTTCACCCGCGGCCCTTACCTGGAAGTAGTTTCCCAATTCGCTTCGGATGTGCAGGGCATAGGCCGGGCAAACGGCACCTACTTCAAGGCTATATCTGAAGGGCTGCTTAGCAAGGATTACGAAGCGATCAAGGCAGATATTGATTCTTCGCTGCTGGCAAGGTTTGGCTTAGATGCCGAACTGCAACCTGTAGCTGATGGGTTTTTTGATCTGTTTATTCGTGATACCAGTATTCAGCAGCAGGCTAAAAAAACCGCTTACCAGCTACAGCGAACCGGCAAGGGGCCGGAAGTATTCGCGGAAGAACTCCGAACGATTATCGAAGGGGATCCGGGCCAAACAGGGGCTTACGAACGGCATTTCAACCGTTATGTATATGATACCTACCAACAGGCTGATGCTGAAGTGCAGGAGCAGTATGCGAAGAAGCTAGAACTTCAGGCTGCCCTTTATTCGGGGGGCATTGTTCGTGATAGCAGGCAGTGGTGTAAAGATCGAAATGGCAAGGTGTGGCTTCGCTCAGAAATAGCAGCCTGGAATGATGAAACATGGGCCGGCAAGATCAAGGATGGGCCGGTTGAAGTGAACCGCGGGGGCTACGGATGCCGGCATCATTATTCGTGGATTACGAATAAAATGGCACTTCGAAGAAGGGAAGATTTGATTGAAGATAAAAATGGTAACTTGCAGGCGTAACCCTAATTTTTTAACGTATGAAATCTCAAGAGCCAACCGTAAAGGTTAAGCACAAAAAAAACAGTATTGAACGGGAGTTCACGCCTACCCAGCTTGATTTGATGGGTAAGAATAACCGTAAAGCTTTCAAGCAAGCAGCCCCGGCCGAAGCCGGCAAAGATGCTAATGCTGTAGCTGAGAAAACTGAAGCTCAACGGCTTGATGCCGAAAATGCCAGCCTTCGGAAGCAACTGGAAGAAGCCTTGAAAGGCAAAACCGAAGCCCAGCCCGAAGGCACTGTTACCCGTACGGAACAGCAGCTTGTCAACGAAGGCAAGCGGGTTGAAAATGCCCAACTGAAGGCTGATATTACTTCAGCTACTTCCAGCCTGCAAACGGATGCCCCGGTGAACATTGTGGGTGCTGATTCGGATGATGATTCGGATGATGATTCGGATGATGATTCCGACACCGACACCGACACCGACACCGACACCGATCCCAATCCTGAACTTACGGCCCTTCGTAAGACTTACGAAGAAACGACTGGCAAAAAGCCCGGCCGACTGGGCATCGACAAGATGAACGAAGGCATTGCCGCGGCCCTGAAAGACAAAGGACAAGGGCCTGTTGAACCCAAATAAATTCCCGCCCAAATTTTAATAAGGTGCCCGAATGTATATTTGGGCACCTTATTAAATTTTTCATCATTATGGCAACAACGAAAGCAAAAGATGCTCCTACTGAATCGAAGCAGGAAGCACCAACTGACCAAAAGGTAAAGCTTGTTTCCAAAAAAACCGGCAAGCCGCAAATCATGTCGCAAGAAGATGCAAAGCTTCACATGAAACTTCACGGCCGGCACTTCACCAACAAGGGCCCGGTTGAAGAATTCACCCCGGAAGAAGCTAAAGAACCGGGCACCCAGCAGGCCCTTCCGCAAGGATCGAACCCCGCTAGTGAAAACGAAGCAGCAGCTACTTCGAACCAATAGCAGCATTTAGTTACGGGCCTTCTATCCTAGGGGCCTAGGGAGTACGGGAAGCATACGAATACGGGAAATCCATCATGGATCTATTAAAAGCATTTCGCGCCTATCTAGTAATTACACTAGGCTGGACGCAAGCACAGGCTGAAGCTAAAGTACCTGATGGTACGGAAGATTTCACCACGATTATGGGCGATGTAACCAATGCCCACAAGGCAAAGGTGAATACACAAACTGAGGAAACACTTACCCAGGGCTATAACAAGGGCAAAAAAGAAAGCCTTGAAAAGTTCGAAGGGGAAGTTCGTACTAAGTTTGGCGTAACATCTACGAAAAAGGGCCTGGAATTGGTTGAAGAAATCATTTCAGAAAAAACCCCCGATCCTACTAACCCAGATACCATTCCAGCCGATACCATCAAAAAGCATCCGGCTTTCAGGGAACGGGAAAAGGATCTTTCGGATCAGTTGAAAGCAGCCAAGGATGAAACCGAAGCCAAGGTAAACGAAGTGAAAAATTCGTATGCCCAAAAGGAAAACTTTGCCAAGGTCGGCAGCGAATTCCTTAAAAAGTTTCGGGCCCTGAATCCTGTGCTGCCTGCTGATGCCGAAAAAGCAGCACGGCAAGAAGCACGTTTGATCAAGGATCTGGAAGCTTCGGGCTTGGTATTTGAATTTCAGGAAGGGATTGAAGAACCCCTTATCATGGAACGCTTGCCCGATGGGACTACCAAGCGGAAGGAAGATGGGCACCGGAATGCGATCAAGTTTGATGATCTGGTTCGCAGTACTGCTGAAGATGCTGGCTTTGAATTTAAAGCTGGTGAAGAACGCAGTGCCCCCGGTGGCAATAACCCCGGCACTACCCCCCCGAACAATCAGACAGGGGCCAAGAAGTACACAGGGGCCTTTCCTACAACCGAAGCCGAATACACGAAAATCATTACTGATTCTTCAATTCCGCTTGATCAACGTGGTGAAGTTCAAGATGCTTGGGAAGCTAAAAACAAACCTCCAACGTCTTAAATCTTTTATTTTTATATGCCTAAATTCGCAACCGCGGCCCTTGCTACTATTCAGCTAAAAGCTGAACGTATGTGGGCAAACAACCAGAATGCCGCTTCCTACACTACGGAAGTACAGGGCCTTCTTGCTATTCGTGAAAACCAAACGGCCACGATCAATCCGCTTGAAGATTCCGACAAAAAGTACACCGTTCGGGTGAACTGGATTGATGCTAGCATGATCGAAGCCCGCAAGCTGAACGATGATAATGCCGGCAACAACTGTGATCTTGATGGTGTAGAACTGGACGCTAAGCAAAAGGCTTACGAACTGGATTCGTTCTACGGCACCGACTTCAAGGTAAACGAAGATCAGCTTCGGGACAAGATCTACGGCACCGATGAAGTAATTCAAACCGGCATCATGGCAGCCCTTCGGGCCCTTGATGAAAAGGTTGCTGCTGTGTGCATGGCTAAGGCTGATTCGTACGCTGGGCACAACTTGTTTCCTGGTGCTTTCGTGGAAACCAACGGCCAAACCCAAGTTCCCCGCGCCAACTACACCCCGGCCTTCTTTGCCTACCTGCAACAAGCTGCTATCCTGAATAAGATGCGTTCATCTTATATCATCGATAACGGCACCTTGTTTCAGCAGCAAGTGATTGCCAATGCCAATGCCGCCAACGGTGAAGGCAAAGGGGCCGCGGCTTTGCTCGGCTCGCTAAAGGTGTACACCGATATGTTCAATATGGCAGCAGCCGGCTTGACTACGGATAACCTGATGATTCGCCGCGGTGCTTTAGCTTTCGCTTCGAAAGCTAAGTACGGTCAAACCCCAACCGAATACGGTGGGGAAGTGAATCAAACCCGCTATTCCGTAGCTTCGCCTTCGCTGCCCGGTGTGCGTTACGATGTGTACTACACCCTGAAATGTACTGTTGTGGAGGGTGAAGAAGATGAAATTGAACACATCTGGCGTTTCGTTTCTCGCTTCGGGTTGTTCCTGAACCCCGAAGGTATTGTTACTGGCAATACGGGGGTGCTGGCTTTCAACGTTGTTGGGTAGTACATTTGCAGTGAAGTAAAGTACATAGGAGACACTTTTAACTTCACTTTTAAAACTGAAGCCCGGTTTGCTGAGTAGCAGGCCGGGCTTCTTTCTTTTAAGCATCTTTCATGGGGCATTCGCAATCCCCACACATCAGATTAGTATCTGGTTTAGCCCAAGCATTTGTTTCGCATTCCGGGCAAGTGTACTTTGTTTTACTAGCTGTTTTGGCTGCCTTATCTTTATCAGGAATTCGAACGTGAACAAAGGGCAGCAGCAGTTCTTTCGGTAGTTCTCCAAAGCAGACTTCGAAGGCACCCCCTGGAATCGGCCTATCAGAACAGCTAGGGCCGGTTTCCTTTTCGGGGTTCTTGACGTTGAAGGGCTGCAACCCTACGGCCTTCATCATTTCGGCCCACTGCTTATCGTGCCCGCGGTAAGTCTTTCCGCAAGGTTTGCCGGGGGCAATTTGGCGCTGCAAGTGGCACATTTCATGTACTAATGTATCACAAGCTTCCTTGGGGCCCGAAGCCAAGTGATCAGGATTCAGGCTGATTTCGTGCATTTTCACGACTTCAGCAACCGCAATTTCTTCCCCTTCCTGCACTTCAATACTAGCCTGTGCTTCTAGCTGCTTCACATCCTGCCAACGGTTCGGGGCAAAGAAACCCAGGGCCTTGTTCATGCGTGAAAGATTCAGGATCACGGCTGGAAGCTTACCTTCAAATAAGCGTTCGTTGAAGTAATCAAAAAGGCCCTGGAAAGCTTTGAACTGTGCTTCAGTGGGGGCTAGGATTTGGGCTACCTTTTTCATGTGTGGGGGGGGGTGCTTTGTGATTCGTACGATACAAATATACAAACTGATTCGTACGAATCTAATTTTTCATCATTTATTTTTAATCCATGAATCAACAACCTTTTGCCGGCCGGTTCAATCGGCTAATCGGCCTAGCGCCTACGGGGCCCAACTGTCAGCAGGATAATCTTACAACTGCTGATATTACCAAAACCGAATACATTACAGCAGATGGAAGTGTGTTGGATGGATCGCTGCTATATGTAACAGATACCGATTCTTTGAATCTGGATCTTACTGAAGCGGCCGATGATTGCGGGCCTGATTCTTTGTGGCAAATTTTGTCAGCTTCCCGCGTGAATGGATTGATCAAGATGGAAGAAGATTTGCTTGCTGCTTTTGATAGTGTAAATACAACCCGCTTGCAGGGCTTTCGCGGGTTGATTGGGCAAGAACAAGGCACAGGCTATGTGAAGGGTTTAACCGATGGGCAGCTTGTTACTACTAGTATCCGAACTAACCGGCTGCCAGGGGCAATGCTAACCATTACAAAAATTGGCCTTCTAGTGAGTGCAGATGTAGATGTTCAAGTGAATCTACCCCGCCTTACTAGCCCTGTTACAGTAGTGTGTTCAGCGAACACTGCCAGTTACACAACCCTTCAAAAGCCCCTTTTTATTACCTTAGATGGGCAAAACAAGGATTTCAGCTACGTTGTACAGGACTTTCGGCCCCGAAACAACACCTTGAATTGCGGGTGCGGTGGGCAGCAAGATCGAATCAATCAGTACTTGCCAAACCTGATCGATGTGCCGGCCAATGGGTTGTTACTAGTGGCTGAAGCTGGCTGCGATAAACTAGCCGCTGTTTACACTGCCTACGAAGATAAGGGGGCAATTATGCGAACCTTAGCCCGAACCCTTTTGCTGATTACATTGGTAAATGCAGTTCAGCGCATTATGACAAGTGGCAAGATTTCGCGCTTTACCATGATGGATGATGAAGGGCTACGTAATAAGCGGGCATCCTATCTAAAGGATTATGCTGATCGAATTAATTGGCTAGCAAACAACATCAGCCAACGGGAATACGCCTGCTATAACTGCCCGAAATCTGAAAGCCGTATTGCCAAGCGGGGCATCCTTAGCTAGTGGATATTTCGGTTTCTGATCTGGCTGCTCAGCACCTTGAACGCTTTCTTGCCGCCCTGGAAACAGGGGGGCAAAAATGCGTTGAAAAAATGGCTATAACCGGGCAAAGCCTAGTGCAGCACCGGATTCAGGAAAAGGG